TAACGTATATGGTCCTCGTGAAATTCAGACTGGTAAATATGCAACTTTAATTGCTAAATTTGCTGAGGCATCACGGTCTGGTCATGATCTTACTATTGTCTCACCTGGAACACAGAAACGTAACTTTACTCATGTCAGCGACATCGTTGATGCACTAATTCTTATTGGTGAGTATGGTGATGGTGATGAATATGGTATTGGGCATCCTGACTCATATACGATTCTTGAGGTCGCTGCTATGTACAATCGGAATACCAAAATGTTACCCGAGCGTCGTGGTAACCGTATGTCAGCACCAGTTGTTTCAGAAAAAACACAAAACCTAGGATGGGTTCCTCGGAAAAACCTAAAGGATTACATTAGGGAACTAAATATATGATTTTTAAAAAGCTATTTGGATTTGTACCAGTATTTAAATACGACAAGTCAGGACACAGACGACACACAATAATGTATGAAGATCTTTGTATGTGATTAGTATTGCTTATAAATAGTACATTATAATATGATAAAGGTTGAACATGAAACACTTGATACTTGACTTCGAAACTTTCGGCACAGATACTTCTAGTTGTGTAGTAATTGATTGCTCTGCAATGGTATTTGAACCCGGAAGATTCTGCTCTGGATCTCCTTACACATTAGCATCTATCCGCGAACCGAAAAAGTTTAAACTCTCGGTGACGGATCAGGTTGAGAATTATAATTATAAAATTGAACAAAGCACTCTTGAGTTTTGGCAGGAACAACCAAAGCATGTCCGTGCAAATATCAAACCACGAGACACCGACCTCACCGTCAAGGAATTTACTGAACAGTTCCTTGATTACTTAACCCCTCACGGCAAAATTGACTATTGGTGGTCAAGATCAAATTCATTTGATCCTATTATTCTGTGGCGTTTATTTGAATCTCAAAATGCCCTTAATAAGGTCCATGAATATCTTCCTCACTGGTCTCTACGTGACACAAGAACATGGATTGATGCCAAATTGGATTATCCTAAGAAAAATGGCTTTATGCCACTGGCTGACGAAGCTAAATGGAATCAAGCCTTTATGCATCATGATAGTTCTTGGGACATTCTTGCAGATGTTTTGAGGTTGCAGGCAATTGCAAGAGCAGAAAATGATATGGAGCAGATTTAATAATGCAATTAGAAATTACCACTGAACAACTAAGACCTTATTCCATTATGGTTGGTTGCCCTATGTATGGGGGACAAGCAACTGGGATGTTTACGAAGGCGACCAACGATCTTTCAATGCTTTGTACTGCGGCAGGAATTAAATTAAAATATTATTTCCTTTTCAATGAAAGCTTGGTACAAAGGGCTAGAAATTATATCGTAGATGAATTTATACGATCTGATTTTACACATCTTATGTTTATTGATTCTGATATTGGTTTTGATGCAAGAGATGTTTTGGCTTTACTTGGAATTCAAACCCAGGATCCTGAAAAATATGATATTATGACAGGCCCATATCCCAAGAAAACAATTGCTTGGGAAAAAGTTTCAAAGGCCGCAGCATCAGGTGTCGCAAAGGATAATCCATTTGAATTAGATAGATATACATCTGATTTTGTTTTTAATCCAGTTCAAGGACTTTCGTCTTTTGATTTGGGAGAACCTATTGAGGTCCGAGAGGCAGGAACTGGATTTATGTTAATTCCTCGTACGGTACTTGACAGATTTAAAAAGGCATATCCAGAATTGGCTTATTTACCTGACCATGCTCGTACTGAGAACTTTGATGGCAGTAGAGAAATTCATGCATATTTTGATTGCATTATTGACCCGGAAACAAAGCGATATCTTTCAGAGGATTATTTCTTTTGTCGAAAGGCTAGAGATGCCGGAATGTCTGTATGGATGTGTCCATGGATGAAATTGAATCATATTGGTTCATATATCTTTAAAGGTGATATGGGTGCTATTGGATCCATTGGTGTATCTGCCACGGCAGACCAATCATCAAAAAAGAAAAATTATGGTAACAATAAACAAAAAAGTTTGTTGACAAACCAGAAAAAACGTAATAGAATGAAATAATGAAAACCTGCAAGGAGACCTTTTATAATGAAATTTTCTGAACGTACTCTTACAATTCTGAAGAGTTTTTCTCAAATTAACAAATCAATTCTAATGCGGCAGGGTAATGTTCTCAAAACAATTACTCCTGAAAAGACATTGATCGCCAATGCCACAATTCCAGATACAATCCCTTCCGATGCTTGTATCTATGATATGTCACGATTTTTGTCAATTTTATCGTTGTACGAAGATCCGGATGTAGAGTTTCATGATAAATACTTTATTATATCCGAGGGTAAGCGTAGGACGAAATATGTCTATGCTGACATCTCTATGATCCACACTCCACCTGAAAAGGATATTACTATCCCTTCTGAGGATGTGGTTATGAATGTAAGTTGGGACGACATTTCATCGGTACTTAAGGCTGCTGGTGTCCTTCAATTTACTGAGGTTGCCTTTGTCGGTGTAGACGGCAAATGTTTCCTCAAGGCAATCGACAGTGCCAATCCCGGCGCAGACGATTTTGGTGTGGAGATTGGCGAAACTGCCGATACGTTTAATATTGTCATTAAAACAGACAATCTCAAATTGTTGCCACAGGATTACCGAGTTACGCTTTGTTCAAAAGGTATCTCGGAATTTAAGGGTGCTGACGTAACCTATTTTGTGGCAATTGATTCTAAGTCGACTTATAACAAAGGATAGAAAATATGAATGAACAAATGATGGGTCAACCCCAAGAAACTGTTACCTTGACTATTGGCGATGTTGCCACTGTTGTCCAGGTAATTGATGTAGTGACACGCCGTGGTGGGTTTCAAGGAAATGAACTCGCAAGCGTAGGTATGCTTCGCAACAAGTTGGAGGCATACGTTAATCAAAATGCACCACAACAACAGCCTGATGCAATGCAGGAAGTTGATGTTGCAATGCCTGCTGATGGTCCTGATGGCCCTCTCGCAGACAAGGTTGTTAGCTAACAATCTTATGGGGAGGAGGGTTGACTTCCTCCCCTTTTTATTATATAATATGTTCTATATCATGATGACAAAGGTGAAAAAATGGTTGATTCTAAATCAAACGAAGTGCTGTGGGTGGAAAAATACCGTCCTCAAAAAATTGACGACACTATCCTACCAGCCAAAACTAAAGACATATTCAAAAAATTTGTAGCAGATGATTCTGTTCCCAATCTTCTCTTAACTGGTGGTCCAGGTGTTGGCAAAACTACTATCGCCAAAGCTATGCTTGACGAACTTGACTGTGATTATATTGTTAAAAACGGTTCACTTAATGTCAATATCGACACACTCAGATATGAAATCTCCACGTTTGCCTCAGCGGTTTCCTTATCAGGTAGTCGAAAATACGTCATCTTTGACGAGGCGGACTATCTCAACGCAACATCTGTTCAACCCGCACTCCGCAATTTTATTGAGGAATATTCAGCAAACTGTGGGTTCATCTTTACTTGTAACTTTAAAAACCGCATAATCTCTCCATTACGTTCTCGACTATCTGAAATTGATTTTTCTATTGAAACATCAGAACGTCCAGCTCTTGCGGCACAATTCTTTAAACGCGTACAGGCAATTCTTGATCAGGAATCTGTATCGTATGATAAAAAGGTTGTGGCAAAGGTTATCGAAAAACACTTCCCAGACTTCCGTCGCGTATTGACTGAACTACAATCCTATGCAGCATCCGGCAATATTGACGAAGGTATCTTCATTAATATCAAACAGGAATCCATTGACGAACTGTTCCGTTTGCTCAAGGAAAAAGACTTTACAAACATGCGTAAATGGGTTGCCAATAACTCTGATCAGGACATGAATGAAATGTTCCGTCGGATTTATGATGCGGCAACCGACAAGGTTGAGTTCCGTAGTCTACCTGGGTTCGTTGTCACTATGGCTGATTATATGTACAAGGCTAATTTCGTGGCTGATCTTGAGGTCAATATGGTTGCCTTCCTAACTGAGGTGATGATCGAAAGTGAGTTTAAATAATGGCAATTAAATCAGGATGGAATAAACCAGTCACAATTGGTGGTATTGATTATCAAAAATCAAATACTACCAACGATCGTTATATCATCACCATTGATGAGGAACTGAAAAAAACCAAGGATTATGAAGAGGTTATTCGCGTAGTAAAAACGCTTATGGATTCTGGTCTTTGTCGGATGGGCGAAGGATATTGTATCAGTACTAGTGATATAGTTTTCAATCACTTCGCTCACAATAATATTAAAAGTCATCTTTGTGAAGTACAGCTTTCAATAGCTGATCAGGATGAGCGAAACATGCATTATATTGGGTTTGAAAACAAGAAGGAATGGGAACCAGATGAGATACTTACTCACTGTGTTGTAGTTACTGACACAGAAATTCCTATGATTGTTGATTTATCAATTGCTCATCATCTACCTAAGGGTATGTGGGCTGTAGTGGAAAGAGCTCACAATTATGGTGATAAAGTACTTAGTACATTTAAATACAAAAATACAAGTTTTATTTACCAGGAAAAGGAAGGATTCCCTAATCTTCCTCGCTACCATCAAGCCAGTATTCTTGATCGGATCTCCATGGATAATAGGATCAATGAACAAATTAATAAAATTAAAACTCTAAATTATATTGGTATTGGATTGAGTATCTTTGCGGTACTAAATGTAATTGGTAAAATGTTTATCGATGGGTATGAATAATGGGCGAATGGATGAAACGACTTATCGAAAAGCATACTTGTTTCTTCTGCAAGGAAACTGCGGATCGTAAGGACTGTTTTACTATAAATATGGATACACTGGAGGGAAAACATAAGGTCAACATATGCCCAAAGTGTGCTAATGAATTTGACGATATTATGAAGGAATTGGAGATTGTAATTGAAGAACGAAATAACACCATTTGATTTTATTAAGGCGGCATCCGAGACTAAACAGGACCTTATTCACGAAAGTGAAAATCCCGATCTCATCGAAAAACAGTATACGCCATATATTGTAAACCGTGGGTTTGCAAACTTTAATGATACTGTTTTGCATGCTAATGAAATGAACATGCGGTCCCATCTTTTTTCAGATGCTCAATTCCAATACTATCGCGCGGCCCTGCGCAAACGTAAACGCTGGTCCAAATGGCACAAAGCAGATAAGAATAAAGATCTTGATGCAATCCAGAATGTATATTCGTGTAATCGAACAGTTGCTAAACTTTATTTAAAGGCTCTATCTCCAGAGCAACTTGCCACTGTTCATGAAAAATTAGTAACTGGAGGTACTTCGAAATGATATATCCTACAGTTTGTCGCCAATAATAACTATAATAAAAAAGGTGAAAATATTATGCAAGAGGAAGATATTTTTAAGGGTGTAGGTGTAGAAGTAAGGCTACCAACTCAAGATAGTTTTTTAAAAATTAAAGAAACGCTAACAAGAATTGGAATTTCGTCTCGGAAGGAACGTAAACTTTACCAGTCGTGTCACATTCTACACAAAAAAGGTAGATATGCAATTCTCCATTTTAAAGAATTATTCATTCTGGATGGTAAACAAAATACGTTTACGGATGAGGATAGAGCCCGAAGAAA